TATATCATCCTGGAGAGGGTCCAGCGACTACAAGTTATTTTCAGCATAGATTTGGATATGGGATAGATATTGTGAAAGAAACAATAGAATTAGCTAAAGATATTGGCGCTATTAAGAGCGCAGGAGCTTGGTTAAAATTACCAGATGGTACACAATACCAAGGTCTGGAAAACCTAACAGAAGCTTGTCGCAATAACAAAGAAGTTTTTGATTTGATTAAAACTTCTATAGAAAATATATGAAATTAAATCTAATAACGTTAGATGGACACAGCTTATCTCATAAAATTGAATCTAATATATTAACTACAAGGTCTGAGCTGCATTTAAAAGCCAGAGAATTACTTCAACAAGAATTCCCTTTTGTTTCTATATTAGAAGAAGTTTATATGCCTGTGTTAAAAAAGAAAAAACTTCCTTTTGATTTTTTTATTCCTAAAAATAATTTAATTATAGAAGTTCATGGCGAGCAACATTTTAAATACATTCCTTTTTATCATAAAACTAAATTCGACTATTTGCGAAGTAAAGTAAGAGATAATGATAAAAAAGAATGGTGCAATTTAAATAAGTTTAGGTTAGTTGAATTTTTATGGAATGAGAATATAGAAACATGGAAAATGAAGCTATAATAGAAAAAGTTACAAAACTACATAAAGATGTTGTTGGTTTTGATAAAATAGATAAGTGCAAGCAAGAAGATATAGAAACATATCTACAATATAGTGGAGAAGATTTAAAAAATCTTTCAGAAAATGAATGCGAGCTCATCTCAATCAAAATTTTACAACACTGCTTATTCATCCAACGAAAAGTTAATTGTATTAAAGCTGCATCTGATTGGATACAGTACGAACTCAAAAAAATCATATCAAGAGACATACAAAATATCAAAGGTGTTAGCTGGGAAAATGCGGAACAAATAGTTATTAATAATAATCCCACTGCATTAATGATGCAAGAAAAAATACAAAATTATAAAATAATGCTTAACACTTCATATAATATAGTTAACTTGTTAGATAATTTTTCTAAAAGAATAGATAGTATAAAATTTAGTAAAAAAGGAAGATAGCATGATTAGAATGACAGAATCTATGCTTAATAAATTAAGTAAAAAAGAATTAATACAGTTAATTCTAGATGCTCAAGAAGTAAAGGAAAAGGTTTATCCTCCTAATAAGGTTATAATTAATGAGCCTACTCAAATAATTAAACCTACACAGACTAAGCATGGTTCACAAGTATTAGCTCAAATTGATTATGATGATGTCCCTGTCGAAGTCGAGTGGAAAGAAGGCGCAAAACCTATTCCACGACGACCTTCTGATGAAACAACGTATATTTGTCGTAGATGTACGACGAAGTTTAAAGCTAAAGCCGGACTGTTTGCTAAAGATAGAAATGAACCCATATGTAATAGGTGTATGAATGGAAGTGCTGGCGGATAGTAATAGTGAACATTCCATAATTGGATGTTTAATTAAAAATGGTCCAGATGCATTTTTTGATTCTGCAGATATGCTGTCAATTAATACTTTTACAGACATCACAAATTCATCTCTGTTTAAAATTATAAAAACTAGTTATGAAACTGATGTTAAAGTATTAGATGCCCCATTAATTTTGTCTTTAGCTAAACAAGAGAAATTAGATACTTTTATTAAAATAAAAGATATTAAAGATAAGATTAATACAGCTTGTGAATTATCTAGTTTACAATCTCTAGTGGCAAAAATTAGAAAGCTAGAAATAGCTAGAATTTTACATGATGAGCTTGAGAATAGAAGAAAAACAATAGAAGGTATTACTGGTGGCGAATCTATCAATAATATTTTAGCAAATATAGAATTTAATCTATGATGCAGCTATTGGCGGCGGATTAAGAGGAGGTTCAGTTAATGTTGTGGGCGCCAGAATAAAAGTAGGTAAAAGCCATTTCTTAAATAATATAGCATTAAATACTTCGAAGAATAATATTAAAGTTCTTTATTTAGATACAGAGATGAAAACTGAAGAACAGGAAAATAGATGTGTATCTAATTTAGCTGAAGTTGATATTAACTTAATTGAAACTGGTGTTTTTGGTGAAAAAGAGGCGACCGCTGCAAAAATATATGGGGCTGCTGATAAATTAACAGAATTGCCTTATGAGCATATTAATGTTTCTGGTATGCCTTTTGAAGAGCAAATATCTATAATGTCTAGATGGTTAAGAAAAAACCAAGTAGTAAAAGATGGTAAAGTAGCAGAATGTATCATTATTTATGATTATTTAAAATTAACTAGTTCAGACGGTATTAACTCCAATCTAGCAGAATATCAATTGCTGGGTTTTATGATTACTACTCTGCATAATTTATCTGTCAGATATGATATTCCTATTATGACGGCAGTTCAATTAAATAGAGATGGTATAGATAAAGAAAGTACTGGTGTCGCAGCTGGTTCTGATAGGATTCTTTGGTTGTGCTCTAATTTTTCTATATTTAAATTTAAATCTCCAGAAGAATTAGCATTAGACCCAATAGAAAATGGGAATAGAAAATTAGTTATTATGGCTGCGCGACACGGACCTGGCCTAAGTGAATTTGATTATATCAATTTCTTATTAGATACATATAAATGCAAATTAATGGAAGGAAAGCTCAGGTCTCAGAATGTTAAAAAATAAAGATTATATACCAAACATTATTGAGTTTTTTGGGCTAGATTTAAGATTATATGGAAATAAAATGATAGGGTGTTGTCCAGTCCATAAAGGTGACAATAAAACAGCTTTTAATTTATGGCCGCGTTCTGGATTTTGGGTTTGTAGATCTCATAATTGCCATGAAGTTTTTGATAAAACTTTTGATGGCTTTTTAAAAGGGTTGTATGCAGCGAACTATAAAAATTGGGATGGAGGGGCAAGTATAGATATTTCTGATAAAGAAATAGATACTTTTTATAATCAAATTATTAAAGGAAATGCTCCAACACCAATATCTATACAACCAACTATTATCAAAAAAACAAAACAATTCAAACAATCGGATATCAGGGGCGTTCTGTATTTGAACAGTGTAAAAAATGTTCTGGCTATCATCACCCAAATTCGATGTGCGGAGAATTTTTTGAAGGAAAATGGAAATTTAATCCAGGTTTTCATTCAAATAATCATCTTTTTAACTATACTAATGTAGCGGTCGTCCAACCTAAAACGATCTTTCTTACCGAAAGCGTTGGTAATGTTTTTAGATTAATAGAATTTGGCATACCAAATGCGCTTGCAACTTTTGGGGCAAGATTCTCTCCTTACCAAGAAGATAAGGTTAGAATATTACAACCAGAACGTATAGTTTATATAAAAGATAAAGGTCCTGCTGGTGATAAAATCAGCGATTTAATTAAAAAAATAACATGGGCAGAAGTAATTATCCCAGAATTAGAATATGAAGATGATGTAGCGGCAGTGACAAAAGAATATTTTCAGGATAAGTTGTTAAAAGATTTGATGGAATTAAATATATAATATGATTATAGCATTCTCTGGAAGAAAAACCGCAGGAAAAAATACATGCGGTAATTATGTTCTAGGCACTATTTTATGGATGTCTGGAGTAGTAAAAAATACTTATAAGATAAGTGATAAAGGTGATTTATTAATATCTGATATTTTTGGCGACACGTCAAAAAATGGAGTATTTGATTTAAAATTAGAATCCCCGTCTTTCCAAGATTTTTTAAATAAGGAAGTCTATCCAATAGTTAAAGTATATAGCTTTGCTGATCCATTAAAGGAGATGTGTAGAGATATATTTGGATTAGACCCTCATTTATTGTGGGGCAGTAATGAACAAAAAAATACCTCAACTAATTTAAAATGGGAAGACGTGCCAACTAAAACTTCTAAAAAAGGCTATATGTCTGTTAGAGAAGTATTAGAATACGTTGGTACTGATTTATTTAGAACAATGTATCAAAACGTGTGGTGCGATGCTTTAATAAGAAAAATTAAAAATGACAATAGTATGTTCGCAATTATTACTGATGCGCGTTTTGAAAATGAATTTGAGGCCATCCAAAATAATGGTGGAAAAGTAATAAAATTGACCAGAGGAATAGCTGGTGAGAAAAACGATGTAGATAAATATGAAAATTATGACTATATAATCGATAATAAAAATTTAACAATACCACAACAAAATTTAGAAATAGATAAGATTCTTCAAGAAATTAGATTGCATAACTTATTTGGAATAAAGCAAAATGTATATAACTAGTATGTCTCCCTCTTCTTATAATGTTGTTGATGAGTGCCAAATGAAGTATTTCATTGGTAATATTTTAAGAATTAGAGAGCCTGAAAAAATTGCTGCTGAAAAAGGCACCTTCATCCATGAGTATTTAGAAATACTAGCGCTGTATAAGAAAGCTCATCAAGAAGGTTTACAGACAGTTAGTAACGGCTATCATGAAGTAGAAGTTGTCCCACCAGATGAAATCGATACTCAAGCTTTGTTTGATATGTTAAAAGCAAACTTTAAGTATAAAAATACTTTTTCTGATAAAGATTATAAAGAATGCAGGGCTTCAATAGATACTGTTTTAGCTTCTTCAGAAGACCCTAGAAAATTAGAAATAGTAGAAACAGAGCATAAATTCTCTCTAGAAATAGATGAGCCTTGGGCTAACTATTATCATGAAACAGATAAGGGTATAGAAAAAGGTAAATATAAAATTAATGGTATCATTGACTTAATTACTAAAGTTGATGATGATACATATAAATTTATAGACTGGAAGCACTTACCTATAAATACCAAGATTCCAACTATAGATGGTTGGACTACTATGGGAAAAGTAAAAGTTGGCGACACTTTATTTGATAAAGACGGCAATCCAACAAAAGTCTTAGGTAAATCAAAAACAAAAGTAAAACCATGTCTAAAGATTAAGTTCGATGATAAAACTGAAGTAATATGTTCTGAAGAACATTTATGGACTCTTGCTGATGGTTCTGTAAAAATGGCTTGCGAATTAAATTATAGAGATGAGATTCCAGTAGCTAAACCTTTACAGTTAAAAGATATAGAATTGCCTATAGACCCATATTTACTTGGTGCTTGGCTTGGAGATGGTAGAAACAGGTCTTGCGAACTCACCAGCGGGGATTTGCAAGTTTTTACTAAATTAAGACATAAAGAATTTAAATTAGGTAAAAATTTAGAAAAAAGAACTGATACTTATGAAACTAGAACCGTTTTAAATCAGACAGATAAGTTTAGAAAACTTGGGCTGCTAAATAATAAACACATTCCTAAAATTTATTTTCGCGCATCTGTTAAGCAAAGACTTGAGTTGCTTCAAGGTTTGATGGATACAGATGGTAATATAAATAGAGGTAGAAAACAAGCTGTTTTTACTAACTGTAGGAAAAGACTTTCTAGTGATGTAAAGGCATTATTATTAACTTTGGGCCAGCGCCCTAATATGTCTAAAATTCATAGAGATACTATCTTTAAAAAAGATATAACTGTATATCCTATAGCTTTTAGACCAATAGGTATTAATCCTTTTTCTCTTAAAAGGAAAAGTCCTGACCCTTCTTGGGGTTCTGGCAATTCTTCTGTGCGTAGAATAGTATCTATTACTAAACTTCGTAAGAATAGAGAAGTCTGTTGTATTTTAGTTGATAGTCCAAGTAATACATTCTTATGCACTAAGAATATGATACCTACACACAATTCTGGCAGTAGAAAAGATTGGATTACTGGCGAGATTAAAGATTATGATAAATTATATAATGATATTCAGTTAAATATTTATCATTATTGTTTGCGTAGATTATATCCACAGACAAAGAATTTTATTGTTACAATTTTCTATACTAAAGATGGTGGGCCGTTTGATTTAGTTTTTGAAGAGAAAAATGCTCAAGAAACTTTAGAGCGTTTGAAAAAGCAATTTAGAAAAATATCAGAAATAGAAATTCCAAAATTAAGTAGGACTTGGAAATGTAAAAATTTCTGTTATTATAGCAAACTCAAGTTAGATAATGCTCCAAACGAGTTTAGAAAAAATCAATTAGATGAAATGGGCGCCCCTATGTGCGCGTGCAGTCATTTACATGAATTAGTTAAGTTAAATGGTACTTCACAAATTATAAAGGATTTTAAAAAGTAATGGTTAGAATAACAATATTAGGAGTAGTTAGTTCTGTAAATTTAAGAACGGTTGGAGCAAAGCAGTTAAAATTACTTGAGGGGGTAGTATCTTCGCAAGATAAGACTATGATTGAATTTGCATTTCAAACATGGGGTAAACAAGCGGAAGCGATTTTTGAAAATATCAAAGACGGCGACCAAGTATTAATAGATGGTAAAATTGCTATCGATACTTTTGGTAAGGACAACAAGATGTATATAGATGTTTCAGATTTAAGAAAGTGTACGTACAAATAATGTTTAACACAATTAGTTATTACTATGGTTATTTAAAGTCTGTATTAGGTTTTAATAAGATTAATCCAGATAATGTAAAAGTATTTTTAGATGAGTCTCCTGATGATGAGCCGCCAACTTCTGAAAAAATGAATTATAGTGAATATGAGGTTATGACAAATACTCAGCCTTATGCTGAAGATTTAGGAGTAGAGGCGCCTAATGAAACTTTTATGGCGGCCAAGAATTATACTTATATGTATTATTCTTACAAAAACTATAACAGTAGTTTTGCTGTGAGAGGTTTCTCAAGAGATAAGACAAATCTAATGATACAAAATGCATTAAATGAAATGTCTAAAGTTAGTGGTTTAAAGATTGTGCCTTGGAAAAAAGGTAAGCCAGTGCATTTTAGTATTCAATTTTCATCTAAAGTATCGCAAAATGCTTTAGCTGTTATGGATAAAAATAATATGATTATTTCAACGGTGAGACCAATGACAGAAGCAGTTGTAAAAACTGTAATTCAACATGAGACTTTACATTATTTAAAGTATAAAGCTAATCCTCCAGCAGATAAGTGGTATCATTCGCAGGATAAAAAGTGTGTTTATAATATTAATGGCAATGCGCTTTCGTTATGTGCAGCAGAGCAGAATTGGTTGAGGAGTAAATATGGACAAGCGTAAGAAAATGAGTATGGTAACAAGAAAAGAAGAATTTTGGACAAGAAAAGATAAGCAAAAAGTAACTGTAGAAAGCATGAATGAATATCATGCAAAGAACGCTCTCAGAAAAATGCTGCGCGAAAATCGAACGCTGCGGTCTAAACTAAAGCAAACACAAAAGAATAATAAAGAAATAATTTCTTTTATCAGAGATATTGGAAAAGAATTTACTAGGATTATAAATAATGGATAATAATTTTATGATGCAAGTGCATTATTCTGTTGGTACAGGCGCAGGCCAAATAATAGATGAAAACGATATAGAAAAACCTATTGTAATGATGTATTTTGCAAAAAATAAAGAAATTCTAGAGCAGATTGAAAATGAAACAGCTGAATACGATCCAACAGACACTAATAATTGGCTTGGTATAGCGCTAACTATTGATGGCGCTAGACATTTGATAGAAGATTTGCAAGAAATGATAGATGAGGCTATACAAGGTCCTCCTTTAGATAACGAAAATGAATATTAAAAATTTAATTGGCGAAACTCTTGAGTATATTGATATAGACGAAGATAATAATCAAATTTTACTAACTACTAAAAGTGGTAAAAGAATTATGATTTATCATGGTCAAGATTGTTGTGAAAACGTTCGTATTGTTGATACAATCGGTAATTGGAATAATCTTATAGGTAAAGTAATCATTGATACTGATGAAGAAATTATTAGCTCTTCTGATAAAGATGGTTATGATTATAGAACTGAAATTAATTTAACTTTTAAAGTAGATAGTGATACAGTTATTAGTAAATGGATAGGTGAGTCAAATGGCTACTACAGTGAAAACGTAGATATACAAGAGTTTTCAGTTTATGAATTATTAAAATATTTTGGATAAGGGAAAAATGGTTAATTATTTTGTAGGACTGCTTATTTATATAAGCCAAGGTTTTTTAGTTATATTGACTGGTGAGCCAGATATTATGTTCTGCGCCATGGCTTGGCAAAAAAGAAATGAAAGTAAATTTTGGTCTACATCAAGATATATTGTAGACAATTATGTGTGGCCATTAAGTGTTTGGCGTTATGAAGGTATGACGCATTGTGAAAGTTGTTTTTGGGCTGAGCAAAAAAGATTAACTGAGCGTATTGAAGAATATGCAAAGTATATAGCAGAAGGTAAACATAAGGACTAAAACATGAGAAAGTTAAAGAATTATATAGTTAATTTTACTTATTCAGATGGCCAAGTAAAAGAGGTCGCTATTAGCGCAATGAATAAGCAGACAGCAGAAAAAAAACTGCGCAAGCTGCATAGTGTAGCTGCTGTTAATAATATTGTAGAATCTACAGAAGAAAAAATAAATAATAATGTTCCTTTTGATATATAATATAAAGGCTTCAAATTGAAAAATTCAGTTGAATTATTAGGCTATTATGGTTCAGATGAAGTAATAGCTTGTAGCGCTTGGACTTCTACTAATCGTGAATTGACAGATGAAAAACGTGAGCGCATACCAAAGTTAATAAAAATGCTTTGGGAAAATGGCCATGAAACTCCTTTTGAAAAAGGCTCGGTCCATTTTCTAGTAAATTGTGATATAGCATCACATATTCATCTATTAAAACATAGAATTAGTAGCCTAAACGCTGAGTCTGCCCGATACAAAGAGTTAAAAGAAGATAAGTATTACTTGCCGGAAGATTGGAATAATATTAAAATATCACATTTAGATCTTGGCTCTCCATCAGACAGTTGGATAGATAGGTTAAAAGAATATACCGAAGAAGGAAATAGATTATATCATAAATGTCTTGAAGACCTAACGCCAGTTCTTGGTCGCAAGCGAGCAAAAGAATCGGCCCGTTTCTTCAAAACATACAACAGTCAGATTCAGGCCGATATAATGTTTAACATGCGCAGCTTTGCGAATTTCTTAAAATTAAGAAGATGCGAACACGCTCAGTTAGAGATTAAAATGATAGCCGATGAAATGTATAATATGGTTAAAAATATTGAAGGGCAGCCTTTTAAACATACTTTAGATGTTTGGGCTCAGACTGGGGTTATTAAAAACATATAATAATGAAATATATACCTTTAAATTGTAAAACACATTATTCTGTAAGACAAGCGATGTCTAAACCCACAGATATCAAAACTAGATTAAATAAAATAGGTCTAGATTTGTGCGGTATTGCTGATTATAGTATTGTTAGCGGGGCGGTTAAATTTAAGGATTCAATCCCTAATGGTATTATAGGTACGGAAATTTGTGATTTAGCTGGAAATAAGACTTTAATATATGCTAAAAACTATGATGGTTGGAAGCAGTTGTTAAAAATTACTTCTGTAGCTAACAGTAAAAGCGATACTTGTCTTGACAGATATTTATTAGATGCGCTGATTACAAATGATTTACTAGTTATATATCTTTATGAGGAAAATAATCCTAAGCATAATTCTTATTATGGTGTTGATTTAAACGCTGATAATTATGTTGAAATTAGAAGAATGGCTGCGGCAAAAAATAAAAAAACTGTCGCAGTTCATTCTTCTTTTTTCTCTTCTCCTGAAGATATAGAAGATTTTACAATATTATTATCTATCGCTCATAATATCTCTTCTGAGTTAGTAAGATCTGAATTTGCTGAAATCTATAATAAAAAGTATCATATCTTGTCTTATGAAGAAGCGTTAGAATATGGATACTTGGAACAGGAGTTGCAAAATACTCTAGAACTTGAGTTTGAAGAATATAAACTTAACCGCAATCCTATGCTCCCAAAATTTACTGATAAAGGCGATTCAAGCGCTTTATTAAAACAAATTTGTGAAGAGAATTTAGTTGGAAAAGATGAAAGATACAAAAAACAACTAGATTATGAATTAGATGTTATAAATCAATACGGTTTAGCAGACTATTTCCTTATAGTTCAAGATGTTATTAAGTACACTAATACTAAACATGGTATGTGTGGCATTAGAGGTTCTGGTGCTGGTTCAGTCATTTCATTTTTGTCTGGTATTACAGAAGTAGACCCAATTAAATATGGGTTATATTTTGAAAGATTTATTAATCCAGGTAGAATGTCTACTACCCATATTCAGCTTCCAGATATTGATATAGATGTCCCGGCTGAAGGGAGAGAGGACGTGATCGAATATATTAAAGAAAAATATGGTAGAGATCGCGTAGGTCAAATTTTGACATACCAAAGAATTAAAACTCACGCCGCGTTAAAGGCGGTGTTCAGGTCTAATAATAAATTAAGTTTTGATGAAGTCAATCAAATAACCAAGTTAATCCCAGACGAAGCTAAAGTAGCTGATAAATTAAAAGAGCATAACTATTCTTCACTTCTTTTGTATGCAATAGAAAATTCTCCTGAAGAATTCAGACAATGGGTTTATATTAATGATAGAGATGAAATTGATGGAGAATTTAAAAATGAGTTTAATCAAGCCCTTAGACTTGAAGGATTAAATTCTGCAAGATCAAAACATGCTGCCGGTGTAATTATAGGACAGGTGCCATTAGATGAAGTTTGCCCAATGATTTGGGACAACTCAAGCAAATCTTTGATTTGCGGTATGGAAATGGGCGACCTTGAATCTTTAGGATGTATGAAATTAGACATTTTAGGTTTAAGACTGTTCGATAAATTAATTGAAATCTTTGGAGAATAATATGGTCTTTAAAGAACTAGCAGTTGGTGATTTATTCACAACAAATAATAATCAAGATATAGTTTATAAAAAGATAGAGCCACAAAAAAGAAACCCAAGAGGGTGTGGTTGCGATAAGGTAAATGCTGAAAATACGGCCGATAATACAAGGTTGAAATTTTCAGATTTTATGACAGTGCAAAAGATATAGGATAATTATGGATAGTACAATAATAGTATTTGATTTTGAAACAACTCATTTGGACGCTGGAACCGCCGCGTGTGATGCAATAGAGTTGGCGGCTTGCGCGATTCACTCTAAAACTTTAGAAATTGTGAAAGACAGCGAATTTTTTGTAAATATTAGGCCAGATAATATAGAAGACCCAGATTATTACAAGAATCATAAGTCTACTATAGACTGGCATGTTGGTTTACAAAAAGGTAATACTGTAGATAGACTGATTGAAAAGTGGAAGGCTGGTACTCCTGAGAAACAAGCGTGGAAAATGTTCCATGATTATGTTAACCAGTATAATCACACTAAAACTTGGCGAACAGCGCCAATCGCAGCTGGTACAAATATTTCTGATTTCGATTTAAAGATTTATGATTATTTAAATCAAAAACATAAGATGAAACCTTGTTTTCATAAGAGGGATAAGATAGATATTAAAGATTTATGTTTTTATTGGTTCGCGTTTAATCCAGACCCACCAAAATCTTTTAAAATGGATGATTTAAGACCTTATTTTGCTCTTGGTACAGAAAAAGCTCATAATGCATTGTTTGACGTACAACAAGAAGCAACTATTATATCTAATTTCTTAAAAGTGTTTAAGAAGTATGGTAAGCAAGTAACATTAAGAGGAATGTGCGGAAAAACTGCAAGCGCTTATTAATAAATATTATGGAAATTGATTATAATTACGGACCTGCTTGGGATTTGATATGTTCCGGCAATACTATTGGTATTTTCCAATTAGAAAGTAGTATTGGCCAACATTATAGTAAACTTATTAAGCCAAGAAGTATAGAAGAATTGGCAGACGTTATCAGTCTAATTAGACCTGGTTGTCTTCAAGCATATATGGAAGATGGTAAAAATCTTACAGAACATTATGCAATGCGCAAGCATGGTCATGAAGAAGCCTCGTATCTAATTCCTCAATTAGAATCTGTATTGAAAGATACTTATGGTATCTTAGTATATCAAGAACAAGCAATTTCTATCGGTACAAAACTGGCTGGTTTATCTCCTGGCGATGCTGATTATTATATTAGAAAAGTCATCGGTAAAAAGAAAACTGATATGATAGAGCAAACTGTCAAGTTAATTCTAGATGGTTTTAAAAAGAATGGTATTAACGAGAAGAAAGGCTTAGAGTTAGTTAATTGGATTAAAGCAGGTCAACGCTATTCGTTTAATAAGTCTCACGCAGTCGCGTTCGCATATCATTCATATAAATCAGCTTACGCAAAAGCTTTAAAGATGGAAAAGTTTTTCCAAGTTTATTTAAAGCACGCGAAGCATAAAATTAAACCGAAGATAGAAATTAGAAAGATAGTGCAAAATGCACGCGCCTCTGAAATAGATATAGGCCAGCCAGACATCAGACTTAAAAATAAAGAGTTTGATATTATTAATGGTAAAATTCATGTTGGCATAACTGATATAAAAGGTGTAGGAGATAGAATCTATACTATCATAGAGCAGTCTGAGATACCAGACACTTGGTTTGGGTTTTTGACAAACTTGGCACCTAAATTAAAAAGCTCAGCAATTCCATTAATTCAAGCCGGATGTTGTGATTTCTATCATTTAGATAGGAAAAGAATGGAGTATGAGGTCAAGATTTTTGAGCGATTTTCGGATTTAGAAAAAAAGAAAATTAAAGATTTAAGCAAGCCAGATTTACTTTCATCTGTATCTATGGCTGTTGATACTTTGAAATTAGCTAAAAATAGAAAAATTGTATTTGAGGCAGCTTTAAAGGATTTAGAACAACCGGCCTATACTTTAGAATATAGTTGCGAACAACTAGAAAAAATGGAAATTGACCTGATTGGCGCTCCTTTGTCTTGTACTAGATTAGATGGTAATATTAAAACAGCAGTAACAAATGTATACTGTATTGATGTTATAAAAGGAAATATTCCTAAAAAGGCTATTTTGGCTGGTATAGTTAGGGAGCCACGATTTATCAAAACTAAAAAAGGTGATGATATGTGCTTCTTTAGTTTAGAAGATCATACAGGAACAGTATCAGATTTAGTTGCATTTAAAGAATGTGTGGAAGAATATAGATATAATATAGTTGAAGATTTAACTGTATTAGTTGAGGGCGTTAAATCAAATAAAGGAACTCTAATTATAAACAGAGTAATAGAAATATAATGGAAAAGAGAATATTATTATTAAATGAAGCCTCAATGTTTAATAGCGGGCTTGGTAAATATGGGAAGAATCTTTTATTTAAATTAAAAGAAAGAGGATATAAAGTCGCAGAGCTGGGTTTCGGCGCAGGTGTCAACCCTCCTAATGACCAAGATATTCCTTGGCGCACCTATTATAATGAGGTGCTAGATTCCGACCCAAGAAAGCAAGTTTATAATCAAGATCCAGATAATAGATTTGGTAAGTGGAGATTCGAAAAAACTCTACTTGATTTTAAACCACATTATGTTTTATCTATTTTAGACCCATGGAATACAATGTTTATTCCTAAGTCGCCTATGAGAAAGTATTTTAACTACATTTTTATGCCTACATTTGACTCCTTTCCAGTGAAAGAAGAGTGGATGTCTAGCATAGCCGATGCTGATAGAGTGCTTACTTATAGTGATTGGGCCGCTAAAAAGTGTCCGATACCTATATTTGGAACACCTAAATACGGCGTGAATGGATTAGAATTTTTCCCTGTGCAGAATAAGAAAATGCACAAGTCAAGATTTGGAATAAATTCCAATAAAACTATAATTGGAAGCATTATGAAAAATCAACCTAGAAAAAAGATAGCTGATTTATTTAGAATGTATAAAATGATTCTAGATAAAAATCCTAATACTATGTTGTATTTACACGCGGAGTGGCCAGGTAAAAATCCTTGGAATATACCAAAGTTATTACTAGAGTATGAAATACAAAATCATGTATTATTAACATACTACTGTATTTCATGTGAAAAGTTTTATCCATCAGTATACCAAGGTGATTGCGCTCCATGCCAACATTGCTATAGAAATGCCGCTTATATAAAAAGCTCAGCATATTCTATATCTGACACTAGTTTTAATGATATATATAATCTTTTTGATTTATATGTACAATATTCTAATTCAGAAGGCGCGGGCATGCCAGTCGCGGAAGCTGCTTATTGTGGTTTGCCAACATTTGTTGTAGACTATACTGCAATGGAAGATTATAAAAATACTATAAGTTCTATTCCTTTACCAATATTAGATGATAGTTGGGATATGCAGATAGATGCTTATAGAGCTTTAGTTGATAATAAAAAATCTGCGGAAATTATTTTAGATTATATTGATAAAGGTAGCGATGTTCTTCAAGCTTGTGGAGATAGATCTAGAGCACAAGCTTTAGAAATATATAATTGGGATAGAGTTGCTGATGAATGGGAAAAGGCTATAGAGTCTATACCATTAAATGATAAATGGAATAATAAAATTGATTATATAACAACTAAACTAGCAGATAATAGTTCTCCAACTGATATAGCTTTTTTTATAAAGAGAATTATGAAAATTAATGACCCAGTATCTTTATTAGGAATTCATGAGTCAGTTATTAATAAAGAAGTTGTTAATAAATATATGGTTAAAAATGATCCACAAAGAGTTGTTAAAGATTTAAATAATTGGATCGATTATTATAACAAATGTGAAAATATAAGAACTGGGCTAGAAACTCAAATTGAAGAAGATTTTATAGAATATGCGCACGTAAAGGAAAAAGTCCATGAAGATAACAATATCTCTTGAAAATGATTATAAGGGTGATCCTACTGAAATTTTTGAAAAGATAAAAAGGAAAGCGAAAAAAATTACAGAAGTTTATTTATTAGGTTTTAGCCAAAGTGATAAGCAAATAGAGCGTTTTGCAAAAACAAAAAAGATAAATGTTACTACTAAACTCCCTAATTGGGACGATGTAGATATTAAGGGTGCTTCTGTCAAAACTAAAGTTGATAAAGATGGAAAAGAAAAACAATACAACGCTAGAGCAGGCTTCCAGCGCAACGAGGAAGTTATTGCTAATACAGATATCCTCGTATGGCAAGGTGCTCCGAAAGATTATAGAGCAGATATATTGGAAAAAGCGCGGTTAGCTAATATAGAGATTATTTATTTAGATGAGGTGTAAGATGCAAGAAGAAGTAATGGTTGTAAGTAGAGAAATATTTGATGATGCTGGCGCTTTTCAAGGCTTCTCGTCAGACCTAGAAAAAATAGGTCAGATTTTAGATTCTAAGAATATTTCTTTTATGCCTAGAGATGAAATGGAAAAAGACCCTTCTTATAAACAAATAATTCCTTATTGCGTGTTTGGAGTTTTTAAAGAAGGGATCCCATACTTATTCTCTTATACTAGAGGCTCAAAAGGTGGAGAAAATAGGCTACATGCTAAAAAGAGTATAGGTGTAGGAGGTCATATTAATCCTATTGATTCTAACCATATAGGAGATAAGCCATCTGATATTTATGTTAATGGAATGATGCGCGAGCTTCAAGAAGAGGTTGGTTTATACTCAGGTTTTGCGCGCAAGACTATTGGGTTAGTAAATGATGATGAGGATGACGTCGGAAAAGTCCATTTGGGCGTAGTAGAGATGTTTGAGTTGGAAAACCTATTTTTAGCCATAAAAGACGAAGCGCTAGAAAGTGGTAATTTTATCCCATTAGAAGAAATTTTACAGGATAAAGATAGTTATGAAAATTGGTCAAAACTGGTTTTGGAGTATATAGATGGCTACATTAATAATAAGTGAGCAAGACAGTAGCCTTAATGCGTTAATAGAGGCCCTTAGCGCTTCATTAGACGCGACTTCGTGTACGATTTATACTGGAAGACCAGTAGATAAGAATTATGTCGGCACAAGCCAAATATACGAAAATTATGACTCTACCATCCAAATCTTACCTCCAGAGGAAATGTATCAATTTCCTGGCAAAAAGAATATAGCTCTGGTAAAGTCAAAGCTCGCAAATGACGATAAGCACTTTCTTAAAAAGTTTGACTTGGTATTACCAATAGAAAGACCTTTAGATTCGGCCATTTATACAAAAACTGAGCAGTTATTCAATCACAAAAATGAACGTCTAAGATTATATTATGAGGAAGATGATAATGCTTATGAAGTATTAAAAGCTTATTATTCTGAATTTGTTAGGGATGAAAGTGTAATATTGTATTATATTGGTGATAATTATGATGATCATGGTAAGTATGTAAAGAAAATCTTAGATAAAGATAATTATCCACATACTATGGTATTTAATAATGCTTTGTATCATAATAAAGTATCAATCTTGCAAAATGCAAATGCTACGCTTACTGAAAACGAGGAAGCTATTTTTTATAGCAAGCCATATATTTGGTATAATCAAATGCGCAATGCATGGCTTTCATTAAAAGATTTTGAAAATAATAGAGAGTTTGTTAAAAACCCAGATTGTAATGAAATGATTAAGAGGATTAAATGCGCATTAGAAACGTAGCAAATAAGTTTCTCTATCCTCATAGGATGCCAGCAGTTATAGTTGATATCCATGAAGATAATGAGTTAATGAAAACTTTTCTAGAAGTAGCTAAAAAGAGAGATTTTTTTATATATTCTTTAGAAGAAAGCAAGATTTTAAAAAAATATAACCCCGAAACTCCGTATGATGGGTGTATAATTAATAATAGGTACAGGTACAGGAACGCAAATAAGATATCTGAATTTCTTAATATACCAATCTTTCTTCTCCAAAAAGACGAGCTGCCCGATAAAAAGGAACATGGGTATTTAATGAATAAGCAGCAGCATTTTGATGCTTCTTTCTTTTTATCTGAAAAGACCGCAAAGTCTTGGTATAGCGTTCCGACTGAAATTGTAAATTTTTACGATTCTGATGA